GCTTTTTTAATGCTATCTAAATCATTATTATTAACCAAAACATATTGGATCTTAGTTCTGTACTTAGTCATCGTTGTTCCTCCCTTTTTATTTGTTAAACTTCGAATCATACTTTATTATGTATATCTTTCGTACAATTGCAAGGGTTATATTCTTTTATTAGCCTAGTGGTTAGGTCAGGGAAAGCTACTAGATATAGGGTTGATTACCCAAAAAAAGGGTATATAAAGGATTTGCAAAAAGGATGTCGAAAAAAGGGTTTGTATTAATGCCAAAAGCTGTTTTGCTTGATGAAAAGTTAAGCAATGAAGCCAAGGTCTTATTTTGTTATATTAGGTCATTATCTGATAAGTTTAGATATTTAAGAAATAGGACATTAAGGAAGAAATTGGGCGTTTCCCTTAATACCCTTCAGAATTGTAAAGCTGAGTTAGTTAAAAATGGCTATCTTTTAGTCCACAGATCACAGAGTTCTAACTATTATCAAATCCGATTAAGTTCAGATAGCTTAAAAACTAAACAATCAGATAGCTTAAAAATTAAGCAATCAGACTACCCAGAAATTAAGCTACATTATAAAGGTGATAACAGATTAAGTAATAACAGATTAAGTAAAGGGAAGAAGGGTTTTAAAAAGTTTAATGAATGACAGTTCCAACACCACCTCTGCCCCTCCTTCTAATTTTTACTATTATAAGGATAAACCCCTTCAGCATTTCTATAAGAATGATTATACTAAGGAAGAAAAGCTAGAAATTACAATGCAACTTGAATCTGATTATAAAGCTGGAATGCTGTCGGTGGAGCAGTGCCGTTGGATTTATAATAATTCTAAATTTGGCAGTTACACTGCGACCAGGATAATGGATGAAATGATGAATAGGAAAATTATCAAGAAGAATCCCATTACTGGTGATGATCGTAGGTTCTCAAATCCTAGTGGTAAGCCTAAAACCAAATTTGATTGGTAAACTAGATATAGTATGTTATAAAAGTTTAGCTACTATTCCTTAACCCTTTGGAATTATGGCTGACATAAAGGTTATAACTAGGCTTAGGGCGTATTCTTGTCGACACTTCCTTTCATTACGCCCTAGCCACTAAAGGGAATAGAATTATTATGCCAAGAAAAAGAAAATTAAACGAAAAGTTAAAAAGTATCATATTAGATTTAATCGCTGATTCATTCACATTAAGACAAATCTTTTCCAAGCCTGAAGGCGAACTATTTAAAAAAGGTATTGAGTATAGTTGGAGTAGCTTTAGAAAAGAACTTATTGAGGATAATGATTTAATGAGTCGTTATCAAAAGGCTAAAGAACTCTGCATAGATTTAGAATTATCAAGTTTAAAAGATAAAAGGTTGGAGCTAGAGTCTAAGATTGAAAGCGGACAGATTGATGGTAAAGCTGGACAGAACTTAGTTAATCTTTATAAAATTGTATCTGCTCACTCACAATGGACAGCAAGTAAGTTAAAAAGTAAAGTTTATGGCAAGTCTGCCGATGTTTTGACATTAAAGGGAAGTGATTCAGAGCCAATTAACATATCCTGGACAAGGTAAAGAACTTAGAATGATTCTAAATACACAATGTTTATGCTGATTATTCTATAACTAACACAGCTAAGCTATGTTAATTATATGTGAAGTAATAAAATAATAGGTAAGACAAGCTGACCTATAATGAGAAAAGCTAGAGAAATATAAACAACAAGTGATAACGAAGTATTATCGACATAAAACCTTTAAGAGAATCAGAACTAATTATGCAACTTGGGGGGTTTGTTTATTCGGCTTGGGGGTTTTTTCAATCGGATGGGAATTTTAATTTTAAGGGAGGTATAAACATCTAAACTTTATTATTTGATTTAAGTTTAAACTAAAACGGCATGGACAATTTAATTTTAAAAACAATCATTTTTATTTTAAAAGACAAGGAAACAGGGAAACCAGTTGTGGTTACCCATTTTCAAGGTTTTGAAAATGATGATGAAGCTAACGATTTTAGCAAATTCCTAACCGACCAATTCACCGGAGATATTCCCAAATCCTTCGACACAGAAACTCCAACACCCAAAAGAACGCTGCACTAGGAGAATGAATCTTGCCTGAAACCAAGACTTATCGACCTTTGCCAGACCCACTTGCCATCGCTAATAGTGGAATAGATGGACTAGGGATCTTCGCAAAAGAAAAGGTGAAGCAGGGGACTAATTTCGGAATGTCGCATTTACAATTTGGCTCAGAGATTATCCGCACACCGCTGGGTGGGTTTTTAAACCATTCCGATGATCCGAACTGCGAAAGAGTAAAGCTGCGTTTTACCAACCAGGATGATCCCAAACTAACCTTTGATTTTAAAAAATGGAATTTAATCACTTTAAGGGATATAAAATCAGGAGAAGAGCTAACGGTGAAATATGAGTGGTATCAGGTAACCTAATGAAACAAATTGTCATTCCCTATAAGCCAAGAGAATTGCAGAATTTTTTGCATAAAAAATGCGATAAGAACCGGTTCAATGTTATCATTGTTCATCGCAGAGGCGGCAAGACCGTATTCAGCATCAACCATTTAATCAGAGCAGCTCTAATGAATAAGAAGCCTTATCCTAGATATGCCTTTATTTCGCCATACCGTTTACAAGGAAAAAGCACTGCTTGGGATTATTTAAAACAATTCTCTGCCGCAATTCCTGGTGTGAAGTTTAACGAATCAGAGCTAAGGGTAGATTTCAACGTCAACAATTCCAGAATACAGATAATCGGAGCCGAAAATTCCAACGCCATCAGAGGGCAATACTTTGATGGGATTATTGTCGATGAAACCCAGAACGTAGCACCGGATCTTTTTGACACCATTCTCAGACCTTGCTTATCCGATAGGGGTGGGTTTGCTATTTTCATTGGAACACCTAGAGGCAGAAATTATTTTTATGAATTGCATGAAATGGCAAAGCATACCAACGATTGGTTCACTTGTATTTTTAAAGCTAGTCAAACCGATATTATTGATAACAAGGAACTGACGGCAGCCAAAGATGTGATGTCGCCAGAGGCTTACCAGCAGGAAATGGAATGTAGCTTTCAAGCTGGAATTTCAGGATCTTATTATGGCAGCTTGATTGAAGAATTGGATAAAAAAGGTCGGATTAAGGATTTTGAAATTGATGATGAAATGGAAACCGAAACCTGGTGGGATTTAGGTATGAACGATAGTACGGTGATTTTGTTTGCCCAAAGGCATAATGGAGAAATTAGAATTATTGATTCTTATGAAAATTCTGGAGAAGGCTTGGATCATTACTTAAATATTATTGACAGCAAACCTTATAACTTCTCCAAGCACATCGCACCCCATGACATTAGGGTGAGGGAACTGGGAACGAACAAGTCCAGATGGGAAACCGCTAAGGAATTAGGCTTAGAATTTGACATTGCACCAAAACTTAGTGTAGAAGATGGAATTGAACAAAGCAGACGACTTTTACCTAAATGCTGGTTTCACAAAAAGAATTGCAAAAAGCTCATAGAAGCATTAAAGTCCTATTGTAAGCGGTGGGATGAAAAAAATAACTGCTTTAAGAATAGACCCTTACATAATTGGGCATCACATTTTGCTGATGCTTTTCGTTATGGTTCAATCGTAGAGCCGATTAATCGAAGCGACTGGAAAAAACCGATTAAAGTAAACACAACGTATATCGTATAGAATGGCAAAAAAAATTAAATACTCCGAAGATCCTGATTTAAGAGCTGTCATAGGCAAACAGATTAATAATTCTTTAGGATATTTGGGCGGACCTTTAGCGGCCTCCAGAAGAAAATCATTAGAATATTATTTAGGCGATAAACTAGGAACGGAAATTGATGGTCGTTCCCAAGTCGTTAGCACCGATGTTGCGGATACTGTTGAAAGTATGCTACCGAACCTTTTGCGAATCTTTACAGCTTCCGACAAAGTGGTTCGTTGCGATCCGGTAACGGCTGAAGATGTGCCGATGGC